TACTATCATACAAACCAGTAACTAAACTTGGTGCAGTATCGGATAGTTTTAATTTAGATATGTCTCGAGTATTAACAATTTGTTCTTGTTTCAATGTTAAATTAACTTGTTCAATAAATTGTTTTAGTGCTTCGAATCGATTAACAAACATACCCTGACGTGGACGATTTTCAATGCCGTAACGTAATTTAGGAGGTAATGTTAAATCTGGAACTTCTCTACCAGCTAAATCTTTCCCGCATAGACTATCAAACCACTTTAATTCAACACTGGCGGGCAGTACTGTATTAGAATCATTATTGATAATTTTCCATTGACTGTGAACATTGCTATCAGTTTTATCAATATTCCAATATTCTACCGACAGTACAACTTCTGTGTCTTTTAAATATTGTTTTGCATTAACTAAACTAAAAGAATTAGAGCCAGTTAGTGCAAGATATGTGTAATTTTGACCGCGTGGATTCTCTATTAAACTTGCAACAGCTTGGGCAGATAAGTATCGACCAGATATATTAGGAATAGTTTTTTTATTTTTAACCCAATAGTAGTATGTATTTTTAAAAGATTGACTAACAGAATCGTAACGTTGTCTTAATGCATACACTCCGTTGCCGTACAATGATGTTCCGCTAATACCTGCTGCAATTCCTGCCTCGGTATCGGCTAATTTATTCCATGCATCCGGAAGCAATGTGGTTTCAACCCATTCATAAATATCAATACTTGCTCCTGTTGCCAGTGTATTCCAAGTATTAGTTCTATACATTACATCAGAATCATAGCTATTAATAAATTTAACAGTACGCAAATCCCACCATAATCTACCAACTTGTGATTTATTCCAAGGAGAGTCGGCATCTACATTAACATTACCAGTTCCTACGGAATAAATTGCAGGATCGTAGAATGATTGATATTTAATTTCTTCTGCGGCAGATCCGGCTGGTCTTCCTTGTGAAACATCTATTACATCAAGGTATGTTAATAATTTGCCAGTTACTCTGTTATATAAAAAAGCCTTTCTAATTTTAGTCACATCAGGTTTAGCGACTTCTTGATATTTAATTGACCAGCTTGTAGTAGATGGTGGTTTTAAATAATCAAATACTTTACCTGAAATTAGATTACGATCTAAGGCATAAGGTGCACCTACCACTACTCTGTCATTACCTACTGCAAATCCAATACCGTAACCATCTCGTGTTTTCAATGTATTATTAAGAGTTTCGCTATATACCCATTTGCTAGCATATTTGTCATAGATATCAATGCGTCCGCTATCAACATTAGTAGAGACAAATCGTGTAGAGTCTTTATCAAATGTAGTAGCATATTCATTTCTATCTGACGTTTGGTCTTTTACATATGGAGATGTTAGTACAATATCATTATCATCAACATATGAGAATGTTGGCAGTGTAGTTTTATACTGGTCTACCGATGTCGTTATAACAGTATCTTCATACGAACTATAAACTACAAGAGTATCGCTACCGTTCATAAATGCAACTCTGTTACCAAAGTAACCAGAATCTTCTGTTTTATGATTTACCAATTCCTGATACGCTGCAAACCCCGATGATGTTTTTTCATATACCGTAACAGTTCCTCGGAATTGAATGTTATCAGTTTTTAAACTATCACCTATCGCAAGGTAAGATCCATCAGATGATAAAGAAATCGTTTCTCCAAATCTCGTCGTGGTTCCTTGTAATAATTGTTGGGTATCATCTGGGCCAGGATTAGTAACAATGAGAACTTTACCGACTGTTGTACCATTATTTGACGATATTACTAAAGTATTATTATCAGAACTAATAGACATTGTGCTACCAAAATTAGCATTTGCAACATTACCTTCGTAGGTTACTTCTTTATCGTATCCCCAACCAATGGATGAAAAGCTAATTTTTCCGCTTGGTGTGCTATCAGCGGCAGCACTGATAACCAATGTTGTTCCATTACCCAATACTTCTAATACAGTTTGACCTTTGGTAAATCCTTCTCCGCTAATAATCATACCCGGTAAAATGCCAACAGTTGGATTTACAACCGATCCTACATCTTTTGATAATGCAAGCGTGGTATCTGAACTGCCAACCGGATTATAATAAGCAGTCTTGTATTCAGTAGTAGTGTATTGCAGTTTATAAATTTTTCCTGCATTGTTATTGTAACCAGATGCTGTGACATATAGCACATTATCACCAAATACCAAATTAGAACCAAAATGTTCGTAATCAGCAGGAGCTGGGCTGATGATAGAATTAACTATTGTAAATACATTATTTGAATCTTTTTTGTATAATGAAATTATACCTTGCTCAGACAGCCCGCTATCTGCACCAAGTATAAGATTTATAGGAACATATAATAATTTTTTCCAAATACTACCATTACTAAATTCTACAGACAAAGTAGCTGCAAGGGCTTCGTAGTAATAAGTATCAGCTATATTATATGCAATATCTCCTGCTACATAAGGGCCCGATAATTTAATACGTGTGTATACATTACTGGCCAATTTTGATCCAGTTGCCAACCACTTGCCGTCAGGAGATATAGCAGTTACAGTGGCAATATTTTTAGGAAGATTTCCTGCTGGGCCGGCTATTGTTCCATTGCCAGCAACACTTGAAATATAAGGACGTTGTATATTCTGTCGTTGTAACCACGGAGATTTATAACCAGCTTTATCCCAAGTTTGTAATTCTCCCAATACAGTAGAAATTGCAACTAGTGTACCTTGTTGATTAGATGCAATATAGCGGCCATAATTTAATAAATTTGCAGGACTCGAATTTGTTAATTCAATTGTTTCATAAATTGGTGAGTATTCCCACGATGCCCACTTACCGTTTCTGGTATTGTCAGTCCATATTTGTTCACCTAACTCTAAATTAGAAGTAATGGATTGATCAATATTATCAATAGATGACAATCGGCGACTAATGAATACATTTACATTTAGTTTAAGTATTAATGCAGGAACAAGCTGTTGGCTCCAACCTTTAATAGTTATTGAAATAGTAAATTTATTTTGAGATACAGATGTAATCTTATAAAATCCATTCAACAACGGAGTTTGCGATAATCCAATATATTCGCCAACCTTCAATGTCAATAGTTCAGTTGTAGTTACTGTTAGTGTTGTAGATCCAGCATCATACTGGAGATCACTCACATCAATATTAGAATTAGTAAATTGATAAACATTCCAATCATTCTTTTCAAATGTTACCCAGATATAACACTTATTAGTAAATGTTGTTATATCGTAAGATGTTATATCACTAAGATTTTTTAAACTTAAAAATACTTCTGATGACCTTATATAACCCGCACTACGTAAAAATGGTTGGTAATTATTAACAACAGGCCATGGATTATTATCATACCCCATTGGTTTTAAATATACTTGATTAACATTTTGTCTTATGATAAAATCGGCAGTAGTGTTTATTGTATCCGTCAATTCATAGCCTTGCGGATTATTTTTAACTAACGATTCATCTAATATAAATTCTACATTATCAAATGCAGAGCTAGCCCCGTACTGCCCTGCACGGATTGCCCATTCTTCAAAAAATGTTAAACTATCTTCGCCGTCGGCACTTAATACATCAAACAATTTATTAAGACTGTTTTGTGTTCCTTTTTCAAGTATCATACCTTGGTAAAATTTAAATTCGCTAACATCATTTTGAATAATGTTTTCAAGGTACTGGCGTTTTTGATATCCAATCAAATGCTGTGCCATTCTTTGTTGCTTGTCATCAAAATTATCACTGTCAAGACTATAAAAATCTTCAAATTGTGCTGCCTTATAAGACCAATTTGGCAATAACTGCGTGACTGGTTTTTTATCTAGTTTAATCCAGTTTTCAGCTACAAAAGATTGTGTACCTACTAAAAATTTACTTGCAGTATAAAAGAATTGTTTGTACTTAACAATATCTCCTAAGTCATAATCTTGCCAAGCAAGCCAGTTTTGAATATTTGCAACATCAAGGATAAATCCTGGAATATCTAGGCCACCGTACCAGTCATTACTAACATAGCCAGCAACTTTAATTCTATCTTGTTTATAACCAGTCGATGGGCTATAGATAGTATCGTTAAACATTGTTGAGTTATCTAATAATATAACATGCTCATGTTGTATTAGATAAAAACTTGCCCCGTATATACCATCGGAAGTACGAGAGCTATAGCTCACTGCATTATCTTCTCTATAAGAATTAATAAGGATTGCTTCTAGCGGAGTTCCATCGGCTTTAAAAATTTCATAGCCGTTAAATGGATTTTTAATGTCATCAATAACGCATAAGTTTGCATTAAATATTATCTTATCTGCGGCTGGGCTAAGACTAATTACCGGACTGCCTACACTGCTTAATCCGTCTAGTTTGACAAATGATTCTTCATCAAATATTAGATTGGCTTCCACTTTTTTAAGTGCCTGATAATAATCTCCATTATATCTAACAACATTGCCATATTCAACTGCATCTAACGGACTCCATTCAGTCCAGTGCTCTTGACCGGTGGCCCAATTTTGTGTAGTCCAGAATAAAAATTCTTTTGCACTAGTTTCCCAGTTAGTAACTGCATTTAATGTTGGGTTGAAATCGTCAAATATAAATCCTTGATCTTTTAGCCACTCGCCGTAGCCTGTTAAAAAGTCAACTACTTCTTGCGGAGATGTGAATCTAGTTCCGTACGGAACGGTAATTGCAGATTCTCTATCCCAAGATTTTCGCAATGTAGCATCTCGACCACCAATGACAGGCAAAGAAGATAATGATTTAAAATTATTAGGATTAAACGAATTAGTTGATAAATGAGATACTGTTGTTCTATAAAATTTATTTGCAAATTTAATTACTTTTCCTGCAACATAGTTTTGATTAGCTTCCCAGTTAGTGAAACTTTCTGATATGCCTCCTACATTTATTGTTGCACCAGATTGTAAAAAATTATATGTTTTAAAATACGGCTGTGTTTTGCTGTAACCTTTTACTTCGTACTCAGTACTAGATAGTTTGGTTATAATAACTCCGCTATAAGTAATCTTACGCACAGGACTAGATGTATTTAAAATAGTAGTATAGTTTTCCGGAGGAACAAATACGTTCCCCGACGACAGAGGAGTTTTTGAATCTAGTAATAAATTAAATTTTTCTTTGCTAGTAAAGCCAGCAACTCGATAACTCAATTGTGTTTTAATGTTCGATAAATCGTATCGATAATCTGTGTAAGATTTTAAATTATCGCTTAAAATATAATTTACAATATAATTTAAAATTCCTGAAGTTTGGACTCTTGTTGTGCTAGAATATATGCTAGGAAGAATCATGTCAGCTGGTGTAACACGAAGCCCGGTATCTTTATAAATTAATTGTCCAGTTAAGTTTCTTACAATCTTAGATCTATCAAGTAATATTCCAAATGTTTTTGATGGTGTTAATAGTATCGAAGTTAAAATAACACTGAACGCATAATAACTACTGCGTCTCCATGTGGATTCAACAGGGCTGATATCTCCAAATATAAAACCATCTGTAGGGCGAGCAGTTAACGGACTGCTTGATAACCCTGAAGCAAGAGGACTGATAAGGTTTCCAAATTCGTCAACTGGAATATGTTTCATCAAGAATGGTTTTGCATATTTTTTTAAGTACATTGCAGGAACGCCAGGTTCACGCACTGCACCGTCTGCAATATCTTGCCACATCACACGATTGTCACTGGTATAAGGTGCAGGCCCGTATACTTCTTGCCACCAAAGAGGCTCAATAGTAAATCCTAGCATCTCCCAAGGACATAACTGTGGACGTTCAGTATCTAAAATCCATTGATAGATTCCCTTCCAATAACCTGGAAGACTGCGGCCGTCTGGTGCATTGTGGCCTGTATAATTAAATGTAAATGAATCATTTGCATTATAGCTGAGAGGTTTTGTAAAATCTCTATCAATTAAACTTGACCACTTATAAAAACTAGGTGCAAGGACTTCATTGAATTCAGTTAAGCTATAATCTGTTGTTCTATTATAGCTAGGAATAACATCTGCAATATCAAATATATTAGTATCATAAGAAATTTTTATATTATTAAAAATACGTTTTTCTAACTCTAATATTATGTTATCTCTATAATCATTATAAGCCAATATCTGACTACCGTCGTGACCTTGTATTATCATACGAGGTGTTCGTAAACTAGTATCAAGATACAGTTTAGGTTCATATGCAGGCCACATTCCTAATTTAGTAGGAGTTTCTGGAATAAAACTGCCATCAGTGCTATCGTATTCGTAAATTGAAACAATATCATTTTCTACTAGTGTAGTAGAAATATTAACAAATCCCTGGTTATCAAATGTATAATCTTTTTTATGTATTAGTTGCACACCGTTCAAATATACACCAACTGCTTTATTAGATAACTCATCTAAATTAAATACATTGGTTAGAGGATAAAATTTTACTCTACTATCTACTACAGTAATATCATTTTTAAAACTTGCACGATAAGGAACCATATCACTAAAATAATATGGAAAATTATTAGGTTTATCTTTGTTAATTTCTTGTAGTATTAAATTTACTTGTTCAATCGGAGTTGTATTGACTCCAAGCGATGTGGCAATCGAAATAAAATTACGTTTAAATTGATTATAACTATCTCGAGATTGTTCTATAGCACGAATAATATTGTTTGTGCTAGATGTAATATGATATAAACTTAAACTTGCAGGACCACTATGTTGTACAAACTTTGTACCGTAAGGTGTAACATTCCCCAAGTCTCTCAAGTTACTAGCACCAGGAAATACTCCAATAAAAGTAGTATCACTAACTAAATCATAGTCGATTTCTTCTACAGAATCTGATTCTTCCATGTAAATGTTGTCAATGATACTATCCACATGGTCAATAACTTCTCCCAATGTAAAATCCAAAATATCACTGTTCAACGGATTATTTTTTAAATTAACTGGGATTTCATAGAAACCTTTGGAGTTAATAGGCTGTGAAGAGAATGCCCGGATAGTTAGTACATCAGTAAGAGAAATATCTGTTTTAAGAACTATACTTTTATAATCAGATTTGCTAATTAAACTCCAGTGGTCACGTGCAAGGCGTTTTCCGTTAACATACACTCTAACAATTAAATCGTTTAGTGCTGATACATCATCAAATATATCAATATTAAAATTATTTGTTTTGTTAGAATTTTTATAAATTCGTATAGCGGCTTGTGTAGTCGAACTTATTGCGGTTTGCCAGCCGTTAGCAAAAGTTGTATCTCCAGTGTAATTAGTTTTAACAAGATATCCTGTCTTAACAGGTTTATTAATAATAGTAATAATATCTTTGTATTGGAAAGTATCAGTCGCTAAATCAAAGTTGAAAACAATGTCGCCAATGTTAGCAATATTTTTATAAGATAATGCAAAGCCAAGATTTGTATCTATAGTGCCTGTTACATTAATTTTGTAAGAAAATAACCGAGTTCCTTCAAATGTTGTTCCGTCATATACATTTTTATTACCAAAACTTTGATTCAAATTATCAACAACATCAAATAACGGGGCTTGGTTAACATTAGTTTTTTGCTGAGCAGGTAACCAAGTTGTGCCGTCATACCAGTACATTAATCCTTGATTTTCTGTTCCTTGTTTAACTAGTACAACATCATTGAGCACTGGTTCAGAAACTTTAACTAATCGAATTTGTCTACTGCCTTCCGTACTATGCAATACATCAATAAATTCTACTTGGTATAAATTATTTTTTACTAAACGATCATTATCTGCTGTAAATATAATTTTTTGGCCGTCGGTTAATTTGATCTTGTCTACATCATAACCAAGTTTTCCTTCTATAATAGAAAATGCATCAGTTGTAAATGAGTCAATTAAATCAATATCTGCCACCGCAGTAGTACCGAAATTAAATAATTTTAAGTTAGCTTCAAATTCAATAACAGGTCTAACAGCTCTTAGTTTTTGATCTAAATTTACTGTTGCACTATTATACTTTGCACTAGTTTCTATTACATCTTTATGGAACCAACGATTGTACCTTGACCAAGGATTGTGGTCTAAACTTGCACGATTAATAACAATGTAATCGAGTGTTTTTGCAAAACCTGTTGAATCTCCAAACCCATCGCTGTCAAATGGCGTTGAATCAAACCTCAATGCTTCAGTCTGTGAATATACACTAGATACTTCTAAGATAGACTTGTTAATTAACTGTATGGCGGTGCCGACACCTTCAACATAGTATTCACCGGTTCCGTATTCAACTGGAGTTACATTACCACCAAAGGATAACTTCATACCATTGCTTAATTTAGTTCCGTTGCTTAAGGTATAAGATTTCTTTCCAATAATGTCAGCGTTAACATCTATAAATGAATCTTCATCAATATCATAAATCTGAAATACGCCGCCGAGACTTACATCTGTTTCACTTTGATAATATAATACATTAGGTGAATTTGGAGGAATTTTAAAAATTAAAGTACCGGTCTCAATTGAATTGTTAGTAACTCCATTCGAGTATATGTCTGATGCACTAGTAGTTCTTGCAGTTTTAATACTAAATGGATTATCAACACTATCAATTTCAAATCTATAAGTTTGACCTCTATAAAGTTTGACAACAGGATTTGCTGTTAGTCCGTTAGGAGTGAACACATATTGATTGTTAGCACCTTCAATTTGTAATTTTACAGAATAAGTACTAATAGTATTAAGTGGTTGACCATAAATCTTAATAGTTTCAGGACCGTAAGGAAGCCAGTAGTAATTCTGAAAGTTAACAAACTTATCCCAATCAATGTGCGGATCCCAACTATAAAATTCTTGTTTATTTAATCGGGCATGATTTGAAGTGTTGGCTCCAAATACTCCCAACTGATTAATATAATCTATATAATCTTTGAAAAATGTATTATTTCCCAACGTATCGCTTACTGTAAAACTAGGTTCTAGTTGATAATTTTGTCTATTTTTATCTGCGGCATCTACAAAAATATCAGTACCAGTAGTTGCTTTTGCATACTGGCGACCAATATATCCGTTAACCTTTTTAACAGTTCCAGGCTGTACTAACTGATCAATAGTTGCTTGGAGAAATCTCTTGTTAGCATCAGTTTTATAAAAATTTGGAAGAAAATTTACTCCAAGACCTTTACTTGATCCTGCAGGATTAATATTATCAGCCATTCGATGCTCCGTAGTTTGAACTTGTTATGTTTTGTGTATAGATTGAACCCAATGCAGTTCCAGTTACTGATTTAATGTTACCGGAAGTAATTCCAGAAATAATTTCTAAATCAGAAACAGTTGCACCATTGATAAAAATTTGGTCGCTTGGACATTGAATTTCAAATAAACTTCCAAAATATGATCCTGCTTGTTTTGGAACGATAATAAAATTTGTAATATCTGGAGTAAGCTGATTCATTACGTATGTAGATAATTCTGTAAAATAAAATACATCACCAAAGTTCCAATTATCCAAAGTAAAAAACTGATTTATTGCAGTAATTACTCTTGATTTAATATCATTATCGGATACAACTGAGTTTGTATTTTTAGTTATTTTAAAACTAGCCTGTACATCTGTGGTTGCTGTGCTGCCGAATAAAATTTTATATTTTACAGGATGATATACTATTTCATCGCTAATAGATTTAATTAGACCCAGGGCTGGACCTATTGTATTATATAATTCAGCAGAACTTGGCGGCAATGGTTGTAGTGTTGCGGCACCATCAATCCATTGTCTAAATTGTGTGTCGTATGATCTAGTTAACACATAGATATCAATAATATTACTTGAACCTGGATCAATACGAGATTCATAATCAGCACTATGGGTATATTGAAATTTTAATTTGTCTCGTCCTGGATATACTTTATAATCAAGCGTTGGTTGAGCAATGCCAAGTGTAGAGTTGTATACTTTTACAACTCCGGTGTCTGCAAAATAAAAATATTGTCCGTTAGTATAACCTGCAAATGACCTAGGTTGAGAACTTAGAATCAATATTTTATTATCATTGTTGCTAACATATCGATAGTCTTCTTGTCCAGCAGAAATTGCATATCGTTCTTGTACAATGTACGATGTTAAATCGGTACCGTTTGAAGAAACAATATCCAAGAACATCTGCGGATTATCAACTACTCCGTTATTATCACTGTCTTGAAAAGATACTATTAATTTTTTATTATCAATATATCCATCCATTCCTCTATAAGAAGAAATAACATCCCAAGATAAGTCTGCTGTAAACGGTGTAATACCAGAAGGTTTTGTATTAATACTTAAAATATTAATTGTATCGCCAACTATAGAATTAGAAGTATTATCATAAAGTCTGATGTTGTCGTCAAAATAGAATCTAGTTTCTTTATCGCTTTCAAAAACATATCTTAACAAACGAGTAGTTATAGTATAATACTCGTTATCAGTGGTAAACATTAATATCCAGCTTGAATCTTGATTTTTATTAGTATTATTACCTTGTTTACTCAAACTAAATGCACTAGTCTGATCTAAATTAGTTTCAAAAACTAATTGCCACGATTGTATGACAGTATTATATCGCAAACCAAAAGGTCTGTTAGAATAAATTAAATCAATCATAGTTGAAATCACCGAGTTACTCAACGATGTAGATAATTTAGGAATAATCTGTATAATTTTTGCATTTGACGGTATAATTTGATTTAAAGTTATTGGACCATCGGTTTGAGTTAAGTCAGTCCCTGCATTGTTTACAGATATTACTTCAGCCCAGATATAGGATAAAGCACCTGGTTTATCTGAAGTGGTATAGCCTGGCTGGATTGATACTAGTGTGTTTCCATTAGTTGAATCAAAGTATGTTCCAGTTGGCGGCAAAAATTTAATTAATGCACCTGGGGTAAGATATTTTAAGTCTGTAGAAGTATACGATCCTACAGAATAAGCAACATTATTATCTAAAATATCACTAATATATCCAGTAGATGAATTGCTATCAGTTGTTTTTTTAGACCATGCAATTGGAAGGCTTGCCGATAAAAAAGTAACATTATTAGAATAATAAAAATTTCTCAGGTCAGCTTTCTTAAGAATATCGTATACAGTATTACGGACTACACCTTCAATATCTGTCTTAGTTGCATAGTTAAATTTTGTATATTCTACATACGAATCTTGATATATTACACCATCGTTAGCATATAAGTTAGTTGAACTATATTTTCCTGTAGGATCTTTAAGATCAAAATAGCGACTAATACCACTAGCAGTTCTATTAACTGCTTTAATCTTAGCGGCTTGTTGTGTAACTGATAACGGACTAATATTATAGTCTTCGGCAGTAATCATTCTATTTTGTGTATAGTATGTTGCCGGTGCATTTGCTTTAATAGATGCATTAGTCTCAGCAATATCTGAATTAGAAACAGAAGAAGGCAGGCTCAATGAAATTAATAATGTTTCAGTTTGTCCTTTTTTTGAAATATAAGGAATTGAAATTGAGATATTTCTAATATCGGCCGGATTAATAACGTAACTAAGTCCATTACTCACCCTATAATAAGTTCTAAAAGTACCAATTGGTAGATTTCCAAATGTTCCATCGCTAAATGCCAAACTAACAGCATCGCTTGCCTTTGTAATTACAGCATATATATTTCTAATACTTTTATTGAGACTATTGTAAATTACATTATTACCTTCAAGGCTAGGAATTTTTGTCCACAATTCAGATTCAGCACCAGTTTCAGATAGTCGATACAACCACACATCATTATTATTAATATTAGTAGTTGCTAAATCAACAGACTCGGTTGAACTAGGTTGTGAAATTGTAAAAGAACCAGCATTCAAAGTTCCTTGTGTAAAGTTGAAAAAGAATCCAGTACCTGGGCTACTTGCACCGTGGCCGTCTTCCTTGTAAATACATGCTGGATGATTGCCAACTTTAGGAGCTTCTTCATAAATGTAGTCCTTGCCGCTAAATGTCGTACTGGTAATTTCAAAATTCATATTGCGGCCAGCAACTGATTTAGCAAAAGTGTAAATAGGAATGTCTGTATTAGCACCTTGGAATCTATATTGACTTGTTGGAATTCCATATATTGTAGCTTTGTCGCTAGGATTTCCAAACTGTTGAGTAGAACTCATAGCAGCATTCATTATTTTAATAAACTGGTCATACCAATTTATATTAGCTGGGTCATTCCAAGTTATAATCTGCCCGGCTAAATTTCTACCATTAGAGTCAACAACAGTCTCGCTAGTTCGAATTGTATTAAATTTTAAAAGTCCCTGTGCTGGCATATTTCGTTTGGCATTATAACTTACCAAACGTGCTAATCTCAAAACGCTTTCTCTACGTTCTGCTAGTTCTAAAAAGTTTTCGCGGGCATTTAAGTCAACACGGAAAGCTATGCTTTGGCCCAAGAACGCAATAAGATCCACAAGGGCAAGGTATTCGCTAGACTCAATATAATCGTTAAAATCTTCAGGATAGTTAGTACGAAGATATGTAATCATAGTTCTACGCAAGTTTTCAAAGTCGTAACTTTGAAAATCTGCATTGCGAAAACTCTGGTAAATTTTCTTCCAGTCTTCGCTAATTAATAAATTATTTTGTCTATCAGTTGAACTCATGATGTATCCTATCGTGTATTTATTTTAGATCAATAAGTACGCAGTTTATTGTGCCATCAAGCCATTAGCTTGATCAAATCTTAATTGTAGTGTTTGTTGAATGTTATACGCAAGAAATGTTAGCGTACATTGAATTTGTATGCCCTGATCATATCCTGTTACTATAACATTTTCAGCTTTGATTCTAGGATCGTAATTAATAATTGTATTAACATTTTTTAATATTATATCTTTTACTTCGGGCGTTAACGGTTCAAATAACAAATCCCAAATTACTGTTCCAAACTCAGGTTGCATTAAACGTTCGCCTTGTCTTGTGTAAAAATGATTAAACAAATCTTGTTTAATCAATTCAAAGTCGTATAAATTATAATTCTCAGTGTTAGTGTTAACAGTACTGAATCCTTTATACATTTTTGGTTTAACTGCTTCTATATGGTTATTAGCAGGTAGTGTTATTTTTTTATATAAATTAGCGTTTGAGCTCATTATGTTCCTGACTCCTCTTGTTCTTGTTCAGTAGCGGGTGGTGGTCTAACTGTAAATGTATCGTCAGGACCTATCGAGTATGTTTTCCAAAGATCTGCAGGGGTTAACATTGTTTCTGAGAAATCAGTCTGATCTTCAAGTTGTTCACCATCTGTATCTTCATAGCGGCCATCTATATCTCTGTCAGTCTCTTCTATTTTTACTTTTAAAGGATCTAAATTTTCATGTTGAGGGTACGGTTCTGTACTAGGTACACGACGCATAATTGTTTGATTCCATTCTTCTCCGGTATCATCGGGTAAGCTATGTAATTTTAAACGTTGCGGTAATTCTGCTTCAGATGCAGAATCAGCTTCTGCGGCAGACGATCCTCCAAAATTTCCAGAATTAAAATGAATTTGTCCGCCATCAATATTAGTACCAGATGCGTTAACTTGGAAGGCAGCACCTGCGGTAATTGTATATCCGCTGCCTGAACTAATAGTAACAGCATTACCTATTGATCTATCTTCTGCTTCTCCAACTGTAGTTTTAAGACTACCATCAAACTTTTTATCAACATTGCCTAATACATGTTGCAAATAATTAGTATCGTATAACTTGTTTACATCTTGTTTAACATGATGTGTATAATTTTGTTCGTATGTTTTATCTACATCCATCTTTACATGAATTTTTTGGTTCTCGTCAACTATCAAGATATGGTCTTTGAGAACATGTGTGTGCATTTCTTCATTTGCTTTAATATTGATATTTCGGCCTGCTTCCATGTTGATATCTCTATCTGCATAAAAATTTAAATCGTTTTGTGTATGTACACTAATACTATCTTCAGCATAGATATCTATTTTGCCGTCGCTGGTTAATTCAATCCAACTAGTACCACGGGCATTAGTAATATAAATTAAATCTTCTGTATTGTGAAAAAGGATTTGGTGGCCTGTCCTTGTACGAATACGAACTAACTCGTTATGAGGCAATGTAACATCACCATCTGTTTCAGAATTTTCCACAGCAGCATATTCAGGAGGACCTTCGCTGGCATTAGTTTTACGCAAAAATCTATCGTCGCCATCATCCATTACAAAAGTTGTTCCGCCCAAGCGGCTTACAAATGCATTATCAACTTTATTCTCGTTACTTCCAATGCGGCCTGTTGGGGCACCAGACTGTTTGTCTCTTGGGCCTGGTGTACTGATGCCAAACACCATGCTTGGAACTTCTCGCCTGGCACTGGAAGATGTAATTCCCCTAATATCATCCAACAACAGTCCCTGATTATCTAGTACATCAGTAAACGGGTGACGCGGTTTTAATGCCTGAGAGGCATCAGGGTTATCTGTACTTTGTATTTTTTTATTATATTCACCTACAGGAACTCTGCCATATCGATCCTTGGCATCAGGATCTACATCTTCAACAACTTTTTGAGTAGAAGCAAGACCTGGTAGCATAAAATTTGCACCTTCATCTTGTACACATCCTATCCAGTAGCCTCTTCGAGTATCGCCATCGATGAAAATCACAACTACAAGACTGCCAACATCAGGCGGTATCATCCACATACCATAAGATTTTTGTGTATTATCATATGTGTCGCTGCCAGAATCTCCAGGCTCGCCACCTAAATGTTTGGCACTAGTTACTCCGTAAAAAGGACTCATATAACTTACTTGGTGTATTTCTGACTCCGATGTAATATTACCAGACGGCCTTAAAATTTCAACTTGTAATATACCCATATAAGTTGTGTCTAAATGACTTATTATTTTAGCAAGGTACGGGCCTGGGCGGCCTAGCTCATCGTGTTTTGAACTGTAATTGTAATTGTTTGAATTGTTTGACATATTATGTAGGATCTTCTATTGGAGTAATTGGCGGTTTTGAGGTGGTTAGAATTCCGTTAGTACCATCGCCTGCCCCTTCCATAGATAGTTCTTGGTAAGGTCGACGCTGTCCTTTTAAATGTTGTCTAAACTGTCCTTTTTGGAATTTACAAACAACATTCGTAACATGATATAGTCCGCTCCAGGAAATTAATGGGGCACTCGAAGTAGGAGGAGCAAATTGATATAGGCCAGTTCCTTGATTTATATCAAGTGGAGTTCTAAAATTAACAAGTATGTCAACTTCACCGTTTTGCCAATTTATTGATCCGTCGTCGAGTAAATTAGTGCTGTTTGTAGTTGACTGTCCTGTCCAATTGCCCATGCCGCTGTGTGCAATATAATACGGGTCTCCGATGATTTCCATTTCTAAAGTTGTCATCGAACTAGAGTTTGATCGAGTCACTGCATCATGAAAAATGCGGGCTGCACGTACAGAGGGAGTGTCTGGACCACTTCCGCCTTTCTGATCAGTATTGGTTAGTGTTTTTAAAAATCTCACAATACCCGGCATAACTCCAAGTTTTTGATCAGGAGGATTACCTGTTCCAAGAGGCGAAACAACTTCTTTGTTAGGATCGGTAGAGGCTGCATCTCCAGATTGGTCAATTGTTACGGTATCCGCACCTTTATTAAGAAAGTCGGCCGCCATAGCGGTAAAAAACCCATTTTCAAAATATATGTCAAAGTTTATAATATCAACATTTTTACCAGTGTATATGTAATTGTATTCTTTAACTGTTTGTTTTGCAAGTTCATAAAAACCCGGGCCTTTTGTGTTGACAGTAATCATCTTACTAGCATGAACGTCATACGGTATAACTCTGTAAACATACACTAGTGGTTTAGTACCTGTTGTAGCATCATTAGCAGTGGTTGGTATTTCATATTTTTGGCAATCAATTCTCCACCACCCTACAAAACCTTTGTCGTCTGTTTTTCCATCAAGGGCTTGGTTTGGAAATACACTTTTTAATATTACTTGATTGATGGCAGTTGGAATATCATGATTTTGGTTAAATTTAAAATCGCTTGATTTAGGATCACTAAAAGTTTTTCCTTTAAAGAATGTATTTGAGTTTTTGTCGTACACATTAGCAGGCGATGCCATTTCTGGAGTTCCTGCATTGGCTTTGTCAAAACTTAGTATTGCTAGACCAATTTCATTTACATCGTCAACGTTTTGTACAAGATTGCCGTATTTTCCTTTAGTTACGCCAATTAATTTGTTAATTTCTTCGCTAGATGCGGTAGTTGCACCTGCATCGTCAGATATTGCTGGAGTTTTTGATGCAAGTGTTTTTGGAAAAGTTATAACATATTCATCGGGTACTGTGCCTGGGTTATTTTCCACTAACAAAGCAGCACGTTTATTAAGTGCTACTTGGAGACTTTTTTCACCAGTTTGTAGTAGTTGTAAAACTGATGCTCCAGCTATTGATACGTCGTTCGCTAATTTTGAAGCAGAATCAGATAATGTTGCCTGACTAGTTGGCATAGCTTCTATGTTATAAATTGCACCAGTCTCTTTGACTCGCATGTTTATATTTTTTATGTTAAAGGGGATTGCACGGAATGTCTTAGGAATAGATAAGATTTTTCCACTTTCTGTATTTCCCCTAAACTCCATAGTTAGTAACCAAGGTGCATCTCTCCAGTTTGTATGACCTTTTTTGGCAGCAAGATATTGCATTGCTATGGTAAGCATACCCATGCTGTAGGGTTCTGTAATTTGAAATGATATATTAGTTACATTGGAATTTAAATTGTTTTCAAGGCCAATTTGAATATCAAGTTTTAAATCATCTATAAAAAAATCAAACTTTCCGTAAGGAGTATCTACTCGATTATCAGGATCGGCATTTGCAGACTTGCAAATTAATTCAATCTTGCTACCGCCCATATATGTAGTATCAGGATTGTTTGCTTCTTCACTTGACAAACATCCAATACCTAATAAGTAATCGTAACTTGCATAATCAAATAAAGGATTAGGTAAGGGTAACTTGACGTCGGTTAATGTTGTAAAAAACTCGCTAGTATTTCCAAGCAAACCAGTAATGCTATTAAATTTAGATGTTAATCCGGTAGCAGATCCTAAAGAAGTAACCGCAGTTCTAATACTACTAATTGCAGTTGTTGCTTGATCCAAAAATCCCATGATTACAATCCTAGTGCTGTTTTTAAACTACTATTTTTACAAATATATATTTTCTTGCCAGGAACAAAATCAAAAATAGGATCTTGTAATACATCAAGATTACGTTGTATAAAAACCCACCACAATGCAGCATCACCATATAAGTCAAATGCTAGTAAATCAGGTCTATATGTATATTGACTTTCAATAGTATATAAAAAATCATCTGTTTCTGCACTAACAGGTCGAATTGATAGAACATCTAGATAATTGTTAGTAGTAACAGTATTGTACCACGGACTTGTATTTTTATAGTTAGTGGCCATGATTAAATATATCCAAAATTATTATTAAGGTAGCCGCCGGTAACGAATCTGTCAAGGCTAAATTTACGGGCACTATTTCTACTATAGATAGGTTGTAATGTTACACTAAATGTACTTCTAGTAGGCACGTGAGTTACGCCGCCGCTGGTAGTACCGCCTATTCCAAAACTACCTAATAGTCCGGCAACTTGGCCAATGCCACCTGCAAGACCACTAATGATAGATGTGGCAGATCCTACTGCACCTCCAAAGGCACCTCCAAAGGCACCTCCTATTGAGTTTGCTAATCCGCCAATCGCATCTGCTGTGCCTTCAAGGTTGCCCGCTGCACTACCAACAACATTAACTCCAATGTAATCACATTTGTCTTCTAAGGAAACATCCATTGAAGTAACTACTACCGGAACATTTTTAAAAACATAATTACCGTATCCGTTTAACATAATGATAGGAGGCGGATTGCCGGCCTTTGGATCATTTCCTGTGAACATTTTGGTTAAACTTCTTAAATAGTGTACCATTGCAATCCAATACAATCCTTCTGTAGGGTCTGATACATACATTGGGGCTGTTATTTTAATTGTACCGGGCTCGCTACTTTTAAATGCTTGAAACTTATAATTAGTATGAACCGTTTCAATCTGAGTATACGTTGCTCCACTGTGAATATTAATTTTAGGAGTATAAGGAAATATTAAACCACCTGAATCTTTTAATGGAGTTAGCACAGGACTTGATTTGAAGCTGGTCCAATTTGCTAAACTTAATCGAACTCTCCAATCGTTTGCATATGTATCTTCTGTGAAGGCACTAATGGCTCCTACAATATCTCCAATTGCTTCGCCGGCTGCTGGTAAATTTATACTACGAATAGCACTGGCTAAGCCTCCGGGTGAAGCAAGGCCTGCAGAAAATGCACTGCTTAAATTGCTTGCGGCGTTGAATCCACGAGCACCTGCACTGGCCAAATTACCAATATTTCCTAGCGAAGATGTTAATCCAGAACCTAAATCGAAACCCATAATGTATCTCCTGATACTCTATTTATTTGACTTTAATAAGTGCGTAGTTTATAATATAATTTATGAGGACTCATCTAATGACAGCAAAAGTTAATTACCTAAACAACAAGGATATGTTGTTGGAAATACATAGAAGTAAAACATCGTATTGTAGCTTCACACAGCCCGAATTTCATCAATATGACAGCATATTGCCAAGTGTTGACAAGATCAATATCAGAAGTGTGGCCGATGCAAAACGAGCACGGGCAAAACGAATTGGTGATCTTGAGTATGCAAGGCGCAAAGCGGCAGGAGAAAAAGTCAAACAAGCAGATTGCGAAGTTGATTATAAAAAGATTGCCAAAACAGATGTTGTTTTTAGAGTTATGACATTTGACCATATTCCGTTAAACGGAACTAGAAAGAAGAATCCAAAAAGTCTAGCGGATCACAGAGACAAGGTAAATTTTCCTCCATTCCAGCATTGGAAATATAACGAAGAGGATGAGCTTGTTTGTGTGGGTAAGAGTCATTGGAAGGGAGATCTTGAAAAAGGTTATTTTGATAAAGATGCCGGATGTATTACTCCAACACTTGCCCGCATGATGATTAAACTGTGTGAGCGTTATGCCACACGGGGAAA